AATATCTCCTGTTTTTAGCCTAAGTTCCGCCGGAACTTGGACTGTTGTTATTTTATGTAATTATTTATTAACTATTAAAATCACTCAGCACATCATCATACTCCTGATCTGACAGAGATACGCTCTGCACCGCATTGTAGACGACATAATCAGGATAAGATGTTATTTCCGCTGTGCTTTCATCGGTCTTTCCAGTAGTCAGCACAATCCCTGTATCTTCAATAGATACAATGTTGCAGATGCCATCTCTAAAGTCAGCATCAGAGATGAAGTATTCCCGTTTGACCTTCAACATACCGGGAGAGAAACCGGGGTTGTCAAAAGCAACAAGCAGACTGCCATCTTCCATACGGCTGCAACCCACATACTCTTGTCCGTCAAAGGAGGCTATAAACTGTCCTTTAAACGGATTGAAGTAAGTAAACCGGAAGGGAGTATTCACATCCCCATTCAAGTTCTTCTCTATGATCTTAAAATCGGACTGATAATTAATTCTCATAATACACTATAATATTGATGTTACATCATCTATCTCCTCGGCTGTCAAGATGCCGGAAAGGTCAACACTTCCACCGCCTCCGGTTGTTCCTGTAGGACTCCATTTCCCCTTTATCTTGCAATCATATATAGGACCGGGTATGGTATCCCCCACGACAGCCCAGTCGCCCACAACTGGAGATGGGACAGCAGCATGCAATGCTTCTTCCGTAGAAAACAATCCCTTGTTGCGGACACTGTTCTGCTTGACCTTATCAATCTCGGTAGAAGTCTTACTAAAATTGTAGTTAAGCCGATCTGCCGCCTCACTCCAAGTACCTGTTTTATTTATCGAATTAAGTTCCATATCACTTCATTTTATTTGGGCAATTGGTTTTGATCCCATACAATCTCAGAACCTTTAACCATAATTATGCGTCCTCCCATTATCTGGGTCTGATATATATAACCGTCACTTCCTTTTTGCTCCGCGACCATACTATCCGGGCGGAAATATAATCTATCACTGCTAGAAGGATCGAACATGGAAATACTGGGAATCATCCCTCCAAGCCCGTACTGTAGGGAGATACTGAACAGTTCTTCCTCATTATAATCATACATTCTGATAGACGGTACGGAATACTCATCCTCAGGGGATATTACGATCTTGTAACCATTGGATGATATGACATTGACAGTACCACTAAACTCTCCCTCTCCCTTTATCCATATATTGCCATCCTCATCAATCTTAAAATTTCCGTTAGGTGACTTTACATTTTTAAAGATTCCGCTTTCCGCATTGACTTCACCTCTGAACTTGCCACCTAGAGCATAGATATATCCTCTTAAGAACACATCACCGCCATGAGTCGCAACAAAGTTCGCCATGTTCGCCCATTCCGCATCTGTGGGCTGGTAATTAGGATCATTACGGAACCTCATTACAGTCAGAATCGCCTGTTCAAGTTTTCCTCCTGCCCAAAACGCCACATCATCATCGTCATTGTATATGCCGCTAACTCCGGCTGTGACCTTCTGTAACTTGCCATTCTTGTAATTACCCAGTTGGATCATATTGGCCAATATCAGACCACCAAGAATATCCACAGAACCATCCTTGATCGCACTGGCGATATAATTGATTGACTGGAAACCGGCTGTTGCCTTGTCGTTGTCAAGAATTGAAGGCTTCCAGTCAGTAGCGATGGTTCCACGCTCTAACTGAAGGTCACAAACGGTTGCGGTACCACTGACAAGAAATATACCACTGCCATTGAAGGTGATCTTATGGGTATATCTCTGATAAGAGGATGTGAGAGGTTGAGAAACACTGAAAGAACCGCACGAAACAGACACAGACGTACCCTTTGCTTTATAACTGATAACATAACTTTCTCCTTTAATCAATGATACGGACTGAGACAAACTACCGATTGATGCAGAATACCCAGAGCCGGCAGCACTATCTGCGGATACGGTAGCCACTCCCGTCCAATATTCCAGTTGCTTGCTAAAAAGTTCGGTATCCGCCGATAACTCGGTAGCGGCAGACAGGTCCTCTGTCTCATAATCTCCCGTAAACCCGGAATTACGCAACAGATTGACACTTCCGACAGCCGCATTGTCTATCGCATCCTTGGCCTCTTGGGCAAGATCTGCGGCCACCTGTATCTCATCCGGCAAGCCTTCCATATTCTTCCATCCGGTGGAGCCTTTTTCGATGTGGAACATACCCTTGATATCAACACCTTTATCCTGAGTGTATTCCATGTAAGTGGTCCGGTCCTTGTCGCCAATGTACGTATCTCCGTACACCTTCATCCGGGCCTTGCCGGTAGATTTGTCAAAATCAAAAGAAATGACATCTTTCCCGGTCAAGGTAAAATCATTAATACCCTGATACATGATGATGGACGGAGAAACTTCGTTCACCGAAGAGAGAATTATCGCCGCCTGTCGGGTGATATCGGTCTTATGACCTAATCCCACGATATCATCACCTGCCACCGGAACATCGTTCTCGACATTAGGATCACACACGGTCTTGGACAGGTCTATATAATTCTCGCCTACTGCTGTGACCAACCGCCAGTAATAGCGGTTGCCGACATGATGCGAAATGCCTGTCTTGATATTGCACTCCTGTGCGATGGCGAGAGATCCCAGAGTAAACTGGTTCTCTATCTCAATTCCGTCTTCCTCTTCCTTGAAATAACAACGGTAGACATCATCTAACTCATCCACACGGTTGCATTTCATGCCTGCATGGGAAATCACCTGCTCGCCACCTACATACGTCTTCTTCTTTACTTCAAGCTCGTCAAAAACGGCTTTGACCTTGACATACAGATAATCAACAACAGCCTGTGACATACCGTTCTCAAGTACAGTAATTCCACTACCGTTCTTACCTATCAAAAGACCTTTCAAGAAAGTGATCAGACCGTTGGAGGTGTCGCTATTTATCTTTGAGATAAAATAACGGGATATTCTGCCAAGAATATCTGACACGTTGAGAGAGGCACCCATCCTCTCACCTATGATATCCCCGGCTATCTCTGTAATCGTACTTCTCAAAGCGGAAACATTGGCGGACAACTTATCTGTTAGCTCCACGGATATATCATACAGGCAATTTTTATCCGCCTTACAAGTAAATGAGTTCACATACATGAAGTATTCCTTATCATTATACTTTATGTATATACGCGAGTTCTCATTCAACAGACCAGCTAACATACTGTTTTCTGCAAGGAAGACACGTGAGAAACTTACGGAAAAAGAGAACTTCTCATCGTTGTTTTCAGACATATACTTTATCAACGCCTCATCTAATCTCTTCTCGGCGGCAAGCACAAGAGATTTCGGCATTTTAATACCTGTAATCACAAACTTATCCCCAACAGAAGGTTTATAGTTATTTGTGGCATTAGGCATAACAACCCCGAAAGTTGTATTGTCCTTTTTTACAGCAATCCAAACCTCATTTGTAGAAGTGTTTTGTTGGCTTTCTACATATTGGGATGTTTGTGAAGTAACCTTCTGTTCAAAATCTCCTGCCGGCAAGTTCCCGGAAGAATCCACCAATACAGGATTGAATGCCCTTCCCGGTTCATTGTCCTTATAGGTAACTCCTATTTCAAACTCGCAAGCGGCACAATTACCCGTAGTCATATTGATTACAGCCGTACCACCTTCCAAACCTTGTTCGAACAGGTTAAAACCGTAATCCCCATTATATATATGTAATTTTATGTAGAAATAAGAATGTACATACTCATCCGTGCCATTGAATATATTATTCCCTTCTCCTGTTCCTAGTTCGTCACTATCGTTATCATCAAAAGCAATATCCGCAATCTCACCAAATAACTGTCCCGAAGCGTTTGTTACATTTTCTATGGTAGGCTTTATATCGCTAAAATCTACCTTTATCTCTTTTACTTTCTTAGAAGAATATGTATTTTTGAAAAAATAGTAATCATTTGTACCGGGTATTTTATACGTATCGTTAAGTGCATTGTAGAATCTTTCCGCTCCATTTGTTTGTCTATAAATGGAAGGCATAAGGTTTTGCGTGCGTTCTATAGTACCTTTTTCATCATCATTCGGATAGTAGAAAGGAATGTTGTCAGAACTACCAACACCAGTAACGCGATTAACGATCTTATAATTGGCGTTTGTCTTTTTAATTGATACAAGCCCTTTCTTGTACTCGAAGGGAGTAGAAATTACATTCTCTGTATATCCTATGTGACAAACCTTACCTACAAAGTAATAAGGAAGTTCGTATATGGTATATATGGACTGTAACGCTTCTGCAAGGTACACACTGTCAAGAGAAACAAGTTTGCTTTCAGAAGTAATATCTTCATCAATCACTACCGAATATCCGATACCCGATTTTGTCATTGAAGCGTTAAGGCGACCAGCAAACTCGTTTATATCCCCCATGAACTTGACGGAAGTGGAATTGGAGTGATACGTGTCTTCCCCGGCTGTCACCACGTCCATGAAATATACGTTTTCCAGCACGATACGTTCTGAAACGAATTGAAGCTCATGCTTGTACATGATACTCTTGTTGTCCTTTGAGGATGTAGGCACTTGGTCAATATAATATTTTTCCCCCCTAAACTCAACAAACTCTTCTCCTGTCCATAGTTCGTCTAAGCATGAAGGATAGTTCAGTGTAGCGGTCAGTGTGGGAGTTCCTGCCATACGTTGTGCCGTATAGGTGTACTCACCTAATTTTGCAGGCATATCAGCATTCGGAAATTTTACTTTACTTCCTTGCGTATCAAGTTTTAATATGTACAGACTTTCCTTTTCCATTTATTCTTTTACCACATCAATTTGTTCCGTAACTCCTTTGTCCTTTTTTTGCTGTTTCTCCAACAGCTTTTGAGCCTCTTCCTTCTCCTTTGCTATACGTTGTTCTTCATCGGGAACGGATTCGGTGTTTTTCTCAATGGCTGTTTTTGTGGAAAGAATGCCGGCTTGCTTCATTGAGATAAGTATGTTATTATACTCCGTTGCGCTGAACGGTTGCCATATTTTGAACTTACAGCTAACACGAAGCTTGGCAAATTCTGTAACGGCATTTAGGTTCTCGTCTTTTTTCACCAATTCTTTGGCCAATCCCTCCTTGAACAGGCGCATCATCTTGTCTGCAAAATTCTGCCACTCAATCACACCTTGCTGAGCGTTCTTTAAATCCAAATCACGGGTTAGCGTAATAGCCAGTCCGCTAATGTCACCACTTGACTTGACATCTTTCGGCAAAAGGAAAGTGCAGGAGGTATTTATCTGTATCTTCTCAAACAAATCTTGCAGACTGTCAAGCATCCCTTGCGGACTTGGAGGTGCTTTGAACTCCGCACTTCCGTTCCCGTCCATAGACTTGTCCTGCAAAATGATACTCCCGGCAAGTTTCTTTGTCGTTTCTGACAAATTGCCTTTGATATACAGAATGCCCCAGCCGTTCCGTTTCTGAATGACAAAGAAGATGTTGTAGATAATTTCGTAAATCTCGATAAGGCTCTGGCCGTTGTTCCACGCCACATTACCGCGTTTGGTACACAATGGTATCTCGCTGAAACCGTGCAATATAGGACGTTCTCTTACAAAACCGTCATCGCCTGCTTCTTCACCGTCTATCGGTGTGTGCATACGGTACATGTAGGTATCATCGTAACTGTCAATGTATTCCACACCGTCCGCATCGGCATAATAGACACTTTCAAGAAGCCTGTCACCGTTGTTGTCATTGTGTGATATGATTACGTAACCATCTTCATAACTTATCAGGCGGCACTTGATACGTCCTTTATAGTCATAATAAAACAGAAGTCCTGCATCGCCTGTTGCAAGTTGCGAACGGACTGCTTTTGTACGCCATCCATCCATATTCCTGTCTACCCAATACTCCTTGATTGTGGAATAGTTGGCTTTATCTTTCTCGGAAGGAGTGCCACCTCTCAAAGACAATGTACAGGGATTTCCGCAAAGGTAGATTACGTGGCTCGCCAGTATCTGTTCTTGGAAAGCTAATGCCGTGCGCTGGAACTTGATTTCCTGATATCCCCCATCTTCTAACTTGACGCAAATGCTCGGCAAGTTTTGATCAAATAATACCTCATGGCTCATCGGGTCAAGCTCTTTCAGAAACTTTTCCTGCGAAACGATATTCTTTTTTACATTCGGAAGCCTTGCCGTGCGTGTTTCGGTAATGGTTGCGGACTGACCGTCGGAATAGTCGTTTGTAGAGCAAGTGTCACTTCCTCTGAAAAACGGTTTCTTCTGCAACAAGGCATTTACGTTCCGCAATAGATATGTTTTTTTCTCTTCCCGTGTCATTTTTCCGCATCAATTAGGTTGTAATACTTCATACAGGCTTCCTTGCTCGGCATTGCAGAACACTCTCTCGAAGTCCATTTGCAGATAATGTCGTGCTTCTGCGGAACAACGATTATTCGCTTCTGCCCCTCTTCCTCTTCAATATTGAATTTATCGTTCAGCTTCACGCGTGCATCCAACACGACCTTACTTGCTTTGATAAAAGTGTCTGAATCTCCACTTGTTTTCGCATCGTCAGCAATCTGTTTCATCTCCGATATTTCTTTCAGCAATGCTTCTCGGTTCTCATCTTTAGATATGGTAGTGATAGCACCGATGCCGAAAGGTTTCAGTTTCTCGGCAAGCATGGATAACACCTTGTTTGAAGGCTTTTCATCTTCTTGGTAAGCAACCTTTGCAGCAAGAGCCTTATCTACGAAAGAATCACACATTACCAAATAGGCAACATCTCTTACCCTTGCTTCAATTCCTTCTGTTTTAAGGGAATTGAGAATATCCTTTATGTCGTTATAGCTTATCATGTCCTAATACCATAAATGTTCATCGTAAATACTTCCTTCTGTCTGTGCATGGAACGCTTGTTTGGTTTCTTCTTCGTGATTGTAATACCCTGCTTGAATCTCATTTCCGTATTCGATGTTAGCGCACGGAAACATTCTCATAGCGCATGGGTCTAACAAGTCCATCGACCTGCCTTTCCCCAACATCTGATTCATTTTCTTCTTGTTCCAAAGCCGTTTCTTTCCGCTCTGCATATCGTCAAATCGCACAACAGAACATTCTTCCATAAACTCGTTCTCAACCGTCACTTTGTATTTCAGGTTCTGGTGAGTGTAAGTCTGAACGGCAAGTTTATCGTCAAATGTCAAGTTACCTTCCTCTATCATCTTGCATAATCTGATATAGCACATATCCTTGACTGTCATTGCGGTAAGTTGGTAAAGCCCGAAAGGTTTATTTAGTGAGATATAAGGTACTGCATCGGGAATGTAATCATTGAAATACCGTCCGGCAGTCGCGTCAAAAATGATATGGCTTTCGGCTGTTCCATGCTCAAATGCAAATGTCTTCACTGCCATAGCGTTTTCTCTCGGAGTGGACTTGCTAAGAATGAGAATGTCGTATGCGTGAAATCCATCCCATGCAAGTGCAACAAGGTTGTCTGTACCATAATCCGCCAAATCCACGGTAATCCATTTGTCACCGTTTACGGCAGGGTTGTTGTTGAACACGCCTTGTGCGGAAGTGGAAGGGATAGGTATCTTTTCGTCAGAATCTGGGTCAACATTGAAGTTGCCCTCAATGATAGCTTGTGCCATTTTACCGCCCGAAGCCGCAACAGAGCCTATGTAATTAGGATTATTTTCAAGCATAGCCCTATTTTCGGATAGCTTACCTTGATAGAATACGAATGACTTAATCATATTCGTATAGTCAAGATCACCTCCAATACGGGCAAGTTTCCTATCAATATCTATCTTACACTTAGCATAAACTTCTTCTTTGGAATCACCCCAGACCACATCATCAACGGTAGAACCGTTAACATAGAAATATCTCACTTTCCCGTTTCTATCCGGCATAATAAAACCGTCAACCCCAATGTACCAATCCAAGAACTTTCTCGTCCAATGGCTGCGCTTTGGGTTAAGGGTGGCAAAGAACTTACCAGTGAATGTTTTTGACCGTCCACGGTTACGAGTTTGAACATAACTGAATGCTTCCCAAGACATTTCGGTAATCTCGTCAATACATATAGCATCAATCTGCTTACCTTTCCATTGCTCACGCATTTTGTCAAGATTAGTATCATCTATATAGGTCAAGTCGCAATACGCACCACTTGGGAATGATATGCGAGGGCTATCGGCAGTCTTTACAGAACAATAGTCACCGAATATAGCCTTGAATGTATCTACGAATGAACCTCCCGTCTTTTGCGACTGCAAAGACCTACGTGTAATAACCGCACGGAAATCCCCATCTGCCATTAACGGCTCTGCAAGAGCAAGGACAAGAGCAAAGGAATTGTGAGTAACGGTAAAATCATCAACCATATAAAGTCCGCTCGGATTGTCAACGGAAATACATCTTCCCTCCTTCATACCGATATATTCAGCACTTACTATTGTCTTTTCAAGTTTTAAATCCTTGTCAATTTCTACGTACCCATATTTTTTTACTCTGTTTTTCTTTTTGGGTAATGAAACTATCTCATCATTAAATTTAGTACATATCCAAATTGTATATGCTTCATTACATGGATGGAATACTCCATCTCCGTCTTTATATCCAGCTTTCTTTGATGTTATAGAGGCTCTACCGCCTAAAGAGCGTACAACAAAAGCAACATCTTCTGCAAGTTTCTTGCTTATCGTAGTATAACTTAAATGGCCTCTATCGTCTACATATCCATCCGTATCAAGCAGACCACATAACAGTTCCTTTCTTTCTTCTATTGTAGAGTATTTATAAAATTTTGGAATGAATTTGTTTGCAGCTGTACATCCATTCATCTTTAAAGTCTTTATATCCTCTACTATATTATTATTGCTTATGACATAAGTTGCACATGAATCAATATAATTGGCATACTTTTTAGACATATCATAGCCGTAAGACTTGAATTTTTCTACAATAAATTCATCTGGCGTACATAGGTATATACATCTATCACATATACTTTCTCCCATACACCCATCACCAATTAATGCTCCTAAAACATATGGAGCTATTGGCCGTGGCGTTGTAGGTGTAATTGGCCGAGTAAATTGTACAGGTTCGGGTAATGGTATATTAAGATTCTTACCTTTATACATTCCCTTATTTTTATTTTTTATCCACTCATATATCTGTATTGCGGACATCAATCTCCAACCATCGTATTTCTCTTTCTCCATGTCCGAGTTTCTACGCTTTGACTGTTTTCCTGCCACTCTTGCTTTCCAAAGATGCCCTTCTGTACAATCCATATATGTACCATCAGAGAAAGATATTCTGTAAAATGGAAACATGGATATGGGATGTAGATATATTACCCTTTCTTGCCCCCCTGTGTCTGGGTTAGATATAATACTACCTACTTCTATATCTCTAACTTTCCTTAATCCATACGGTGTAACTATGTGAGAATCAAGTAATGCCCCTTTGCCTCCACCGAGGTTGCCTCCGCCGAACACCACATCCACGCACGATGATGCAAACTGCATTTGGAATCCTTCTTGCGGCTTGATTACGACTTCTCTATGTACTTCTTGCTCTTTCATCAAAAGCAAAAATACCTCTTAATAACAAGGTAATATATACTTAAATCAATGTCTATTTATCATAGTGATAAATACAGTTATTTTTTTATAGTTATACCTTTTTATTAAAGCATTACTTTCGCATATAATCATTATAAAACATATAGTGTATGAAGTTTACGAAAGAGCAATTTTCAGAAGCACTGAAAGTGAAACTCACCAACAACGGCAAGAAAAACTTAGCTATGAGTGAGAGAAGTTTCAACGGCAAAGTAGAAAGAATCTACAAGCGGTTGGAGAAAACGAGTGATAAGGACGAGTTGGAACTGGATGATGTTGTTGCCGACTACTTGGATGACTTACAAGAGGACGATAACAACATACGAAATGACAACTCAAAATTTATAAAAGAGTGGGAAAAGAATCATCCGAACAAGGACGATAGAAGTGATAAAAAGGATGACAAAGGAGACGAAAGCAAACTGGATAAGTTGCTCAAAGAACTCCAAGATTTGAAATCAGAACGTGAGGAAGAGAAAAAGGTAAAAGCTATCTCAGACAAACGTAATCAACTCAAATTAGCCTTAAAAGGGAAAGAAATCAAGAACGAGGATTGGATTAACGACCAACTCGAATTGATTCACATTGATTCTGAAACAGATGTTGATGCTCTCACAGAAAGACTGGTCAAGAGCTACAATAAGTTTAATGCTAACACTCCACCCGACATCACTCCAGGCGGCACGGGAGGCGGTAAGGAAAAGACCGATGACTTTGCCGATGTGGTTGCTGTCGTAAAGAAGCAATCGCACAGAGAAGAAAAGTAATAATCATTTAAACCAAAAAGAAAATGTCAGATTTCTATCAGCAAATCCTATTGAACAGTGGCTACCTTCCCGGTAGAGCATTGGTTCAGGCTCGCGGAAGCATTGGTGGACACCGCTATGTATTCGTGAAGTTACAGATGAGCGGAAAGGACGCACTTGTATTTCCTACCAGTGGTGGAATTGTTAAAAACCCATTCAAAGGTAATGCAAGAGCTTTTGCCGGAACGCTCGCTGAATATATTCCCAGTAATGGTTCTAATGGAAGCGAAATACGTATCCTAAAATCGTATGCAGTTGCAAAAGCTACAACTGGATCTACAGACATAGATATTTACCTGAAAAGAGACGGATATTCTCTTATCCCATTTGTAGGAGATATCCTTATGGTAGCACCTTCTACATTGACAGGGGAAGGCACAGCGGTAACAGTTACAGCCGTTGAAAAAGCAAATGACGAAACGGCTGGCGATGTTTGGAAAGTTACATTGAGCGCAACCATCGGATCATTAACAACTTCATCTGTTCTTGTCGAAGCGAAAGAAGTAGGCTCTAATAAAGAAGCTATGGTTACTAATCCTAACTCATACCTTCCCTGCGACTTTGATTTTGTTTTTGACCCGGCTGCATCCGAAGATGATTTCGATGGTGCAAGATACCTTATCACTCCTGCATTGGCATTAGGAGATGTATTCCTCTACGAAGACCGTATGCAACCTCTTTCGGCTGCATTAAAAGCTTTGAACAAGAGCAAGGTTAAGGGTTGGTTTAACATTTAAAATTGACGAAACTATGCCTAAATTTGATTTTAATAACAGCAGATATGCAAGATTCTTTTCAGACAAGACCAATCAACGTTTCTTGCAATCCTTTGTCAATACAGAAGGTCTGCTATACACTAATTATGGTTGGTACAAGACCCAAGGTGTAAAAGCTGGTGCTCCCACACCTACCGCCCCTAATGGCATCGCTACTTTTTCTGTGAAAGGACGTGACTTGAAAGCCGCTCCTTTGATGGATTTGCGTGCACCTCTTGGTGACAGTAATCAAATGGATAAGGACGGCCTGTACTGGTACACCGCATCCATTCCTGATTTTATCGCTCCCGGTTTCGTTGAAACAGCTATGGAACGTGAAGCAAAAGAACAACAGTTTGAGTTGTTTGGAAACGATGCCGATTTGGTAGCCGCTTGGGTACATACATTACAGTCCCAGCTTGATAGTGCGGACGCAACCATGAACTTCATGACTGCACAGTTAATGTCTAAAGGTAATATTGACTACCGCAATATCGCACGTGGTATTCAAATTCCGTTGCACAAAGCAGACATTCCGGATGAAAATTTCACTAAAGCAGGAACTAAGGTGTGGACTGACGCTGAATGCAAGATTCTGAGCCAAATGGCGGAAAAGGAGAAAAAATATCGTGAAAAATGGGGATATGAAGGTGCAATGGAATGGCAGGTTACACGCAAGATGTTTTACGAAGTAATGTTGCAAAATGCCGAAGTTAAGGAATTGATTGAAAGTTTCAAGAAAAATCCTTTAGCTTACATCGCAACAACCGCTACTGCGCCTACTACACGTGAGTTGTTCTTAGCAGCTTTCCGTGATTATCCCGGTGTATCTCCAATTGAAATTGTAGAAGAGCGTGAGCGTAATCTTACCAATACTGGAGACACATTCGTGCAAGGTTGGGATGATAAGATTGCAGTTCTCCGTCCTGCCGGATATGCTTGTGAGTTTGAATACACCAATAACTTAGACAAACAGATGTTTGACAAGTATGGTTCAAGCGTAATAACTAAAATTTTTGCTCAGGCTAATGATGGTCTCTGCACGATTGTGAATACAACGACAAACAACGGGCTGTATAAGGAATGGCATACGGATGTGATGATGTCGGCTTGTCCTGCACTGAAAACATTCCGCAATCACGTCATTGTAGACACAAGTCAGGCAGACGATTAATGTATAACACATTGCAACAGTAGCAGTTATGGAAAAATCATTTGACCCGATAGCATACCTCAATGGACTTACGAGATTTGTCTTTGAAGATGATGCACTTGAAAATATCGCATACGAAAACGGTTTGATGTTTATTTCAGACCATTCCGAAATAGACGAATACACTAAAGACCATTGCCTTATCGCACTATATGAGCTTGTCATTAACGGTCCGTGGTCTGTGGCTTCATCATCACTCCAGCATGGCAGTTATAGACAGGACGTAGGCAGTGAAACGGTAACGGCTCCCATAATCCAAAACTTGAAAGACCGTCTGAAAGCACTGTACAAAAAGTATGGTGAAGAAGAAGCGTTGGGAAGCATGGATTCGGGTAGTATGAGTTGGGTCAATGAAAATTCATTAGATGTATAGCTTATGCGTCTCAAAAGAAAAGTAATAGCAGAATATCCGTTTCATGGCATATTCTACACCGTGATAACGAAAAAGCCGGAGGACGGAGACCTTCTCGGTAACGGAGGATTGCTTGACGGTGATTTGCTAGGCGGTGAAGATACGGATGGTTCTCTCAATGCGAAAATAACTGAGAAAAACGAAGGGAATACGGAAACTTTGGAAGAAACCATCCTTCTTGAAACCGAATGCGATATACAGCAAGCCTCCAAGATATTCAATGGCGGCACTATCATGGCAGACTATAACGTGTTTTTCCCATTAAAAAAAAGTAGCATTTCACCTGTAAAAATTGGAGATATGTTTAGATGTCCAAAGGAAAGTTACGGAATAGGCATTAACGGTCGTGTTATAGGAATGGAAATTAGCCAGCTTGGTGGCGTGAAAGTTAACATCAAAATGAGTGAAGTAGGTTAAGTATGGCAAAGACCAAGCAAAGTGCAATCACCCGTATTGTTGATTTACTCGCAAACGAGGGACAGAAGATAGTGGCCAAGGAACTGTCTAAAGTTTCCTATACCTACCGAAGCCTCAATTTGAGAGATAGTTACGGTTGGGGAGTATATGTTGACGGAAAGCTTGCCAGAAAGGGATATACTGCCAGTTCTCCCGGAATAAAGAAAAAATGGTATGGTGAGGAAATTACCGGTTATGAAGCAGTGGTTGAATACTTGGAATCCAAATATAAGCCACATCCGGGAATTGATTTGGTAGTTGTAGCCGCCATGCCTTACGGAGAAATACTACAAAATGCAGAAGGTAACGTGAAGAAGAAATATGAAGTGATAGCAGTGGCACGTAATGAAGTTAAGGCATTATCACGGAAATTCAAGAACGCGAAGTTCGGCATTATCAGTCACGGTAAACAAGACAATATATGAATGATTTATATAAAACTGGCAGCATGATAGAGAATTTTCTATCCATGTTACTTACAAAAGCAAAGATTTCATCAATAATCTCTTTTGATGAAACACCGCTGACAATAAGTAGTGACAGCACGGACATGATCGTTGTAGATGTTCTTAGCGTGAATGATTACGGAGGAGAGGCGAAATGTTCCGCCAACATATTCCTCTATGCGAAGTCCACGGACAGTTTGGGATCAAAGCCAGTAAAAAAACTGTTCGACATGGAAAAAACACTATTCTCGGCAATTGACCAATCCAACGACAAGCATTTCGTCATAACAAGCTGTGAACTGATAGGGAAAGAAAGTAAAAATTCCGGAAACTTCTATTGCAATGTGTACAATATCGGGATAACAATAAGATAAACAGATTATTAACAAGATAACACTTTTTAATTATGGCAGTAAACAATACTGGCGCAACAGCCAAAAAATTTATCAAACCTTCTTACATCGTGGCAACTCTGTTCACTGGTACTGAAGAAGGCGATGTGCCAAAGGGTGACTCTTACATTCTTGAAGATGTAGTTGAAGACACCACTTCAATCGCTCAAGACGATAATGATGTAAACGACATCGAGTGTGAAACTTCCGACAGTCCTATTCTTTCCATCGTGAAACTCGGCAAATACCAATTTACAGCTGAGGTCGCAGATACACAAAAAGATCTGCTAATCGCTCTCATGGGATTTACGGCTGGAATTACTGTCTCTACCAAATACTTTGCTCCTGCTCAATACAAGAAATTGTATGCAAAGATTGACGTAGTGTTTGAGGAAGGGGAAACGATGACAGCATTTGTGGTTCCAAAATTACAACTTAATTCCAAGCTAATGCTTGAATCATTAAACTCCAATATTGGACGTATCAGTCTTGCAGGAACAGCGTATGATGCAAATGTCGCCGATGGAGCAAAGACTATCAGAACTCCGTTTTATGTGGATTCCGCTTATACCCTACCATCGGCAGGATAACCCATAATAGATAAGAAGATTGTTTTACAGGGCGGTAGGCTGGATATGCCGCCGCCCTTCATGCTTATAATCATGGCAGTATATAGAGCAAAGAAAAAAGATACACAACCAAAGAAAGACGCTGTAACAGCTCATACTCCTGTATCCAATGAATCAATGGAGCGTTTGGCAAGGATAATGAACGACAGCCCAAGTATTATGAAACTCCACGGTACGGAGTGGTGTATCAAAGGATTAAAGCCCGGTGTTCAATGGCTCATAGCCGAACAAGCGTGCCGGATCGTCAAAGGAGAGAAACTGAGCATGGGAGATGTTATCAAGGAGTTTGCAGTAAATCTACCAGCAGTGGCACATGTAATAACGCTTGCACTTCTCAATGACAAGGACAGGATATTCTCTGATTATGAGAAAAAAGAACTTTCAGATGACTACCACAAAGTCTATGACCTTCTAATGTGGGGGGAATACGACATAAAGGATTGGGCTTTATTGCTCGGTGAAATCCTTAACCTCATAAGCACGGATTTTTTTTTCGAGAGTATCAATGTGATTCAGACCGTGAGGGAGATGACACTGGCGAGGAAGATGAAGAAAACGGAACAAAGCTGATAATATCCCGTACCGAATGGGGGCAGATGATTGATTTTCTGCGCTCCAACACTTGGTGCTCTCGTGAAGAATATTTATGGGAAATGACGGTCGGGCAAGTCCGGTTAAGCTCGTTTGATTTTTCCCATGTAGAATACGGAAATAAGGATAAGAAAAAGAAGAAGGTCAACAAGATAAGTTCGGTTGACGATTTGAAGAACTTGAATGATTTGGGTATGCCCATAATTAATAAAAAAGGATAACGATATGCCAGATAATGAAGCAGGAGCATTCCTCAACATAACACCCGATGTATTAAAGAAGTTGGACAGTTTCGATGAGAAGCTGGAGAAGATAGAGAAACATGCACATACGGCTGCGGATGCGTTGAAAAACGGGTTTGGCAGTGTGGTAGTAGATACTTCCAAATTGGAGAACGCAATCGCTTCGTTAGCCAGCAAGATAAGTGCGCTGAATACAGCAGGAAGAGTATTTGACAATATAGGAGATTCTGTTCAACAATCAAGCGTGAGAGTTGAAGGTATGTCTTCATCTATCAGCAGCATGGCGCAAACACTCAACCAACTTAAATTCTCTAATTTCTCTATTGAAACATTTTCACCTGAGAATGTTGCTAAAATGCGTGAAACCGTCAGTCAAATAAAGTCTCAACTAAAAAATAACACCTCTCTTTCTGATAGCGACAAGTCTGCTCTCTCTAAAGAAAAGGCTATGTACGAAGAAAAGCTAAAAGAGTATCAGTCATTCATCAATATAAAAAACAAGATAGCAGCTAATGCAAATGCGGAAGAGTTGAGACAACAGCAAGCCACTTATAGGAAAATGACAAATGTCATGGAATCCTATATGAAAAAGGTTGAAGAACAAAAACAGCGTTACGAAAGCGCAATGAAGAGTATGGCTGATTATGCGGCACAATCTCCAGCACAACGCGTTTCTTTAATAAATAACACGCTCAATTTTTCTGCAAACGCAAAAACACTTCAAGAGGATGTTGCGGCAATCAAGTTGCTAAAAGAGACAAGATTACAACTTGATAAAACTGACAAGAACTATCAAGCTACATTAAATCAAATAAATTCTGCCATCGCCAAACACAACCAAGCTTTGACAGAAGCAGGAGTTAAATCACAGCAGCTTGCTACACGCCACCGCAACCTAATGGATACGGCTGGGCAATTAAGCCGTCAGCTTGCCTTGGTGTTCTCCGTATCACAGATTGAAGGGTATATCAGTAAGTTGGCAAATGTACGTGGAGAATTTGAATTACAGCAGCGTTCCTTGGAAGCCATTTTACAGAATAAGGCGCAAGCGGACCAGATATTCAACAAGACCGTCCAACTTGCTGTAAAATCGCCATTCCAAATTAAGGAACTGGTTACATTCACAAAACAGCTTGCAGCATACCGTATTGAATCGGATAAGTTATATGACACGACAAAACGACTTGCCGATGTATCCGCTGGTTTAGGTGTTGATATGGGCAGACTTATTCTTGCTTATGGGCAGGTGAAGGCGGCTGCATACTTACGTGGTACGGAAGTAAGGCAGTTTACGGAAGCTGGTATCAACTTGTACGGTGAACTTCAACGCTATTTCCAAGAGGTGAAAGGTGAAGCGTACACCACCGCACAAATTGTGGATATGATTTCCAAGCGCAAGGTCACGTTTGAGGATATTGAAAACATTTTCACACGCATCACCGACAAAGGAGGCATTTTTTACAATATGCAGGAAATTCAAGCCGAAACTTTGCGGGGTAAAATTTCCAACTTGAAAGACAGTATTGATGTGATGCTTAACTCAATCGGTAAGGCTAACGAAGATACACTGAAAGGTTCTATTGATTCTATTAAGGTATTGATTGATAATTGGGAAACAGTAGTCAATATAGCGAAAGCGTTTGCCCCAATAATCGCATCCATGGCCATCACCGTATGGGCTAAAAAAATAGGAGTGGCAAATGGGGCGATTGGGTTATTTTCAGTAGGTCTTGGCAAAGCAGGCAATGCAATAAAGGCATTCGGGGCAACATTCAAGGCTTCATTCCCATTAATGGCTATTACAGCAGCATTAGGTATTTTCAATGAATTAATAAAGATACAAGATGAATACAACAAAAGGCAGAAAGAAGCTGAGAACAAATATTACAAAGGAAAAGTAAGAACTTCGGAGATAGAACGTCTTTCTGTTACAATAGACGAAAAAACATCCAAACCGAAAGTCAAGGAAGCGTTGAACGCCCTTGTTAAAGAAATGAATAACGAGGGATTTGCAATAGAGATAAAGGCAAATATATCAGAGAATGAAGCAAGAGAACAATATGATAAGTTGTTGCAACAGCATAAGCAATATCTTGATGATATGCTTGTGCTAGATTATAAATACAATACTGACAAGAAAAGCAATTCTATGTTTTGGGAAACCGATGCGGACGAAGCAAACACAAGATTAACAGAATCTTATCAGAGAGCATTAGCGACAATAACCCAGATACGGACAGAATTGGCAAAAGTAGCAGATAAAGGAACTGGATTTATTGCACAAGAAGAGCTTAAAGAATTGGAACTAGGCGTAACAGAATCAGGTTCTTTGGAAGCTATACAAGATTATTATAAAAAGCTATTGGATTTTTTAGAGTCAATACAAAAAACATATATTAGTACATCATCTTCGTCTTTTGGAATTGTTTCTTCCACTACAACAACCACTTTTGCTGGAATCAGAAGTAATATACTTGAAAATGTTAATGCAATAAAGAACAGCCTTGATTCTTCCAAAAATGAAATGACAAAGAAGATCCGTTCTTTTTTTGATAATGTTTTCAATTTTAAGAACTATGACAATGATGTGAAAGCCGCAATGGTAAACAACTATGCAATATCGCATGATTGGTCACAAGATTTTGTTCAACAAATTACAGCTCCTATTTATGATATAGACTTTACCAATAAAGGAAAAACAGACAATAATACCGGGAAAGACACTGACACGAAGCTACAACGTGACATATTAGCAGAACGCATTTCCCTTATTAAAGAGCTTAACAAGGAATACGAGAAGCTGAATAAGGTAATGGGCAGCGATAAGGCAGCTAAGACAGTCATGGAACGCTACGCATCCCAATTGAAAGATGTTCAGATGCCTAAAAATATCATAGGGGAAGCATTCTTGCCTAATAAGGAAAATACGGCAAAGGCTTTGCAGGAACTTGCAAAGATTATTACTGACTTTAGGAAGAAGATAGGAGCACAAAAAGATGCTAATGTCTTGTTTGACGAAAAGGATGCAGATGATTTTAAAAAACAGCTAGACAAAACTAAAGATAACATTGAATCCATGTTCAACGGATTGGATTTGCACAAGAAACTGAAAGATGCAGGACTTTCCGAAGCGGAGGTCCAACAGTTGTTCCCCGGACTTGCCAAGACGTTGGACGATGTGCAGAAAGGGATTGAAGCAGAATATCAGAAGAAATTTCCGAAAGGTGAATACCTTATTGCTGATACCGATGCCAACAAGCAATATTTAGCAGACTTAAACAAGCTCAACCAGCAGCGTATAAAGGACAGTCAAGACCTTGTTATCGAACTGACTAAGAATTACAAATCACAACTCACGGATCGGTTGCAACTTGACAGATGGTATTATGAGGAAAGAGCTAAAATACAAAGAGCTAAACTAACCGATAAACAAAAAACGCTGTATGAATCCAACCTTACAAGTCAGTACAACAAGAAGTCTGACGAGAATACATGGAAACAATTCCAAAATTCGGATATGTATATCTCAATGTTCGAGAACATTGAAGGTGCATCCACACGTATGCTCACAGCAATGCGTGACAAACTTATGAGTTTGCGTGAGAATCTGAAGGATCTTCCGGCTGACCAACTGAAAGCAATCATCAATCAACAAGAGAAAATTGATGAAATGATTGCTAAAAAAAATCCCTTCATCGGTCTTACTTCGGGAGTGAAAGAGTATATTCAGTTCCTAAAAGAGAGAAAGGAACTTGAAGAGGAAAATATAAGAGCCAACAATGCGGTTGACTATTATACAAGCCAAAGCAACGAACAATCGAAAATTGTCGAACAGAAACGGCAGGAATACAATGCGGCAGTAGCAACGTATGGCATCCTTTCTAAAGAAGCCAAACAATTGTTAATCCAGTTTGAAACAGAAAAATCCAAACTTGATATAATACTAAAGCAACTTACCGCTGAAAAGAAAATATCAAAAGAAACCGCCGAACAAATCAGGAATGGGCAAAATCTAGGCGACACTCTGAAAAATAAAATCGGAGAATCAGGAAGGATCTTTTCAGAATTCTCATCCGCATTGCCACAAATTGCCAGTGACCTTGAAAATGTTTTCGGCTCAATGTCTGATGGTACAAAAGACGTTATCAACCGCACGGCAGAAGCGGCAGGAGGTATAGCACAAATAGCAACAGGAATAGCACAAGGTCCAGTTGGATATCTTCAAGCGGCAATGGGCTTGGCAAAAACAGTAAGTGCCTTGTTCGGATCGGATGATGCAAGACTGCAAAAAGAAATAGAAGGACATGAAAGAAAGATAAAGAAGCTGGAACGTGAATACGACAAGCTAAAAGAGAGTATAGACAATGTATGGGATATAACAAAGCTACAAGAATATGGGAATGAACTTGATGAGAACATAAACAAACAGATAGTATCTCTCAATGCCATGATAGCCGCCGAAAGAGACAAGAAAGATACTGACTGGGATAAAATAAACGAATGGCAGGAACAGATTGAAGATCTTAGGGATACTTTGGCTGACAGTGCTAATGACATGATAGCAGAACTTGGCGGTGTAGGCTCCGATGAAAATTTCAAAACATTGGCTGAGAATTTTGCATCGGCATGGTTGGAAGCGTTTCAAGAAACAGGGGATGGCTTGTCTGGACTTCAAGAAAGTTTTGATGATTTTATGGAAAACTATGTAAAACAACAGATACTTCTAAGATTATCTGACAAGTTCTTAAAACCTATGTTTGACGAATTTGACAGCCTAATTGCAACAAGAACAGATATGGAGCAAGAGGATCAAGAAAGGTATTTTGAACTTCAAGCCCAAATAACCAGGCTAAGAAACACAGCCAATAATTCGGTTATAAAAAGTGTCGCAAAAAAAGCGAATGCCGCTGCTGATGAGATAGAGAATAGTGAGGAATATAAAAGACTTCAAAAGGCATATACGGATTTTTTAAAGCCGAATGATATTAATACCGAAGCCATCAAAGACTGGTCTGACAAGATGAAGGAAGTGTTTGGTGAATATAACGAGGCGGCAGAAGAAATTTTTAACCAAATAGGATGGGAACCCGGAGGTAAAGCAAATTTATCCGCTCTCACCCAAAGCATACAAGGTATAACAGAGACTACTGCCGAGGCACTTGAGGCATTACTGAATTCTATCAGGTTCTTTGTAAACCAGCAAACTATTGACATAACAGCTATCAGAAATCTATTAGACGCTCGATATAGTTTAGAATCACAAGCTGAAACAAATCCCATGCTAATTGAATTGAAAGCGCAGACGGGATATTTGGAGATTATTTCAGATAGAATAGACCGTGTATTCGCGCCAAATTCAAATTCAAGGGGAGCAGGACTAAGAGTATTCATAAGTGACTAACTTTAATCTATAAAAAGAATAAGTAATGAAAGATGTAATCTACAATTTTATCAACGAGCACATGATGATACATATTGTGCTTATAGCCTTGTGTATTGCGGCTACAATGGGGGCGATGTTAGTAGACCTTATTACAGGAGTTATGAAAGCCAAGCAACGCGGGGAGGCAAGAACATCCACGGGGTATAAGAAAACAGCAGTCAAGGCGAAGAAGTATTTCACTCCATTTATAGAGTTGTGCTTCATTGATCTGTTATGCTGTGTGGTTATCCCCTTCCCTATTTTTTCAATGATTTGGACGGGTTACTGCATTTTCTGTGAGTTTAAATCAGTTCGTGAAAAATCATGGGAAAAAGCGGAGTTGCGCAAGGCTGAGAAGACAATGAGTGTGATTATCGAGAACAAGGATGATATTGCCAAGATCATGGCTCAGATACTATTTGACAACGAAAATAAAAAGGAGGATAAAAAATGAAGTATTTTACAATTGCGGAACTCTGCAAGTCAACGACTGCTGACCGCTTGGGTATCAACAACAGATGCAGACAGGAGCATGTGACTGCTCTAACTGCCTTGGTGGATAACGTACTGGACCCGTTACGCACATGGTGGGGAAAGCCTATAACAGTAAACAGTGGTTATCGCTGTCCGGAACTTAATGCGGCCGTCAAGGGAAGCAAGACCTCGCAGCACATGAAAGGGGAAGCTGCTGATATTGATACTGGCGACCGTCAGCAAAACAAGTTATTGTTTGAATATATCCGAAAGAACCTTCCCTATGATCAATTGATTGACGAAAGCAATTTTGCATGGGTGCACGTCAGTTATCGGTCTGACGGTGCCAATAGAAAACAAGTGTTAAGTTTATGAGACAAAGGATCTATATATGGATTGCGGTAGCGATAGCATTGCTATTGGTACTTATTTAAATACAATAATATGAAATGGCTTCCTTATATATTAATAATTGTACTCGCTTTCGGTTTAGGATGGTTTGTAAAGCCCTCCCCCGAAGTAGTTATAGAGGCAAGAACGGATACGGTGTTCAGTACAAGTATCATTATAAAGAGAGATACGGTAAAGTATTATCTTCCTTCCCCTGTACTGTGCTGGCATGATGGTGATACAATCCATGTAGGAGACACAATTCTTCCTGTCGAGCAGAAGATATACAGAGACAGTGATTACATCGCTTATGTGAGTGGTTACAGACCTAACCTAGATAGTATCTATGTTTGCCCTAAAACACTGACAGTAACAAATGATATCTATCACACGGTTAAGATAAAACCTAGAAGATGGGGACTGGGGATAACTGCCGGTTATGGATTTGGTAAGGATGGCTTTTCTCCTGCGGTTATCGCAGGGATAAGTTATAGAATATGGTAATCAACAGAAAGGAGGTACAAAGATGAGATAGCAATATCAAGTATTATCCGCCACAGGTAGAAGTGTGGCATATAATAGAAAAACTCATTTAATAAAAGTGATTCTTTCAGGGGCTTAGAATCAAAAAAAAGCCCCCAACGCTCATATTAATATTGCCACATAAAAACATGATAAAAGCATAAGACACTGCACGTTGGAGGCTAAATATCTTCAACAAAATGTCTTATGCTTTGTTCATCGATATATCTTGTTTTATGTGGCATGGCAAAGATAAGAATAAAAAATTAGAAAAAACATGTGCAAGTCAGAAATCTTTGCCAAAATAATTAATATTGTTTCAAAAGAAACAGAAGTGTCTGTTGACCAAATATTATCGTCTGATAAGAATATGGAGACAGTGGATGCCCGGTATCTTCTTGTATCTCTTCTTTTCGAAAGTGGCATGTACCCCTCACAGATAGCCGCTCATATCCACAAAACCAAACGTGCAGTCAACTACATGATATCTAATTTCCATGATAGGATAGAGAGTGGGAAAATGATGAGAATATATTGGGATAATATAAAGAATTTGTTGGGAAACAACTGATTTTCCATGAGTTATGATATGTATACTTTTGTGAACGGTCGATTTTGACCGGGATACAAAATACAAATACTTATGGAACGAACTTATGTTTTTAACCAAGACGGTGGAACCGGCGCAAACAATGGTCTGCTTGCGTCCATTCTTCCGTCCTTGCAGAGCCGTGGAATTGACACAGGCTATCTGATGGGGCTGATGGGAGGAAATGGAAACGGCGGCTTTTTCGGAAACAATGGAGGTTTTCAGGACATCATTGCATTGATTGTGATTGCAGCCATCTTCGGTAACGGAAACTTTGGATTCGGTGGCAACAACAATAAGGGTGCCGATGAAGGAAGAGAAATGATCATGCAGACACTTAACCGAAACGGTGTGGACATTTCATCATTAGCCCAAGCTGTTAACACCTCTTCAGACCAAATCCTTGCCGGTATTAACTCTGTATCACAGGCAATCTGCGGTCTCGGTAACCAAATGGGCCAGAACACCAACAGTATCCTGACTGCGATTATGCAAGGTAACAACGCTCTGACATCTCAGATCTGTAGCTGTTGCTGCGATATGAAACAGCTTGTAACCACACAAGGATACGAGAGTCAGCTTGCAATGTGCAACCAAACTAACGCATTAATCAACACTGCTAACCAAAACACATTATCATTGCGGGACGGTGCTACTGCAAATACGAATGCTATCCTTGCTAAACTTGATGCAATTCAAAATCAGGCATTGCAGGACAAGATCGCATCTCTTACTGCGGAAAAGGCTACTTTAACAGCCGAAATATCCCAGCGTAATCAGAACGCCACTATCCTGAGTGCAGTAGGACAACAGATTGCTCCTTTGGCAGCCGGATTGCAGGCATTACAAGGAGACGTAGATAAAATCAAATGCAAGCTCCCCAATACTGTGAGTGTTCAATACCCCAATTTAACCGCTATTAATACAGATTGTTTCCGTGCAGCCGCCTACGGTGCATATATGGGTGACGCTGTATACGGACGTAGTGGATGTGGTTGCAACAACTACTGGGGTTAATCCGGTAAGAAAGGAGGTAGATATGTGGCCTAACTTTTTTACAGGATTCCCATTCCCATCAATCGGAAGAACAAATTTCAACACTCTTCCTACGGTGGCTGTAACAGTCGGTACTGAGAATGTGACTTTGGAACTTCCTAACCACGCATTCCGTAACAGGGATTATGTTGGAGGATTCTATATCAGCCTCCGTCAGGCTATACCTGCCGGCACGACTGCTACACTTCCGATATTGATAGGAACTAATGGGGACACAAGACCGTTGATGGCTTATAACAATGAGCCTGTGACTGTTGCAAACTTGGCTGGAACCGGCATCTATGAGATCCATTATAACAAGTACACCAACGAATTGTATCTTGTTAATGGTGGATATAGACCGACAACGGCTTCGGCTCCTACAGTAGAAACCGCTTCTTTACGGAGCAAGTAATAATTAACATGGAGTTTTGTGGTGGTTCCCAAAATGGGAATAACCACACTCCTTAAAATTAAACAATCATGTTTCAGAACTTACGAGTAAACAGTACATTATATCTTCTTCATAGAGGTGCAAATCCAAGTTTGGAATGTGGGCAGGTCGTTAATGTAAGCCCCATAAAAACCATATATAAGACTGTTCCCAACATGCCTTATCCACAGCCGGTACAGGTTATTGATTTTGTCGTGAATATAAACGGACAGAATGTCAATTTGCAAGAGATACCGGCTAATGCCAATATTGCCGATGATATTAAGACAGGGATGCTGATTACAGGGTCAAGAGACGAAATGAATACTGAGGTCCTTACCATGAAGCAGAAAAGTGAGGATGTTCTAAAAAGTGTGGAATATCATCAGAACTTTCTTAGGGTATGTGACCAGATGCTTGCCATGCTGAACCCTGAATTTGCAGCCAAGCAACAGCAGGAGCAGGAAATATCCGCATTGAAAGGGCAAATGTCCAATATGGATAAGAACATGCAAGAAATGAGCAAAAATATGGCTGACCTCATTGCACAGAATCAGAAGTTAATGGAACAGCTCGGAGTGGTTGAAGCATCTAAAAACAAGAAATGATTATGGGAATGTGGGAAATATTAGAAGAAGGGCGTGACGATTACGGACGCGGCTTCGGTATGAGAGGTGACGAAGTGGAGGAAGCCTACAAGGAAGGCTGCCGCAAAGGTTACGAAAAAGCTATGAGAGAGATGCGCGGAGAAATGGGTTTCCGTGATGGCGGAAGAAGTTATTCAGGTGGTGGAAGCTCATCCGGCATGGATGAACGCAGATACCCCGGATACTTTCCTGAATATCCGCGTATGGATGACATGGGCGAACGCAGACGCAGACGCGCTAACGGTGAGTTTTATTAATGGTGGAGGGGTGGGATGCCCCTCTTTTTAAATAAAGGTTATGGAACAGAGATTGGATACATACAGCAGATTTCCATCGGGCATGAGGGAATATCTGGAAGCATACGGCTTTCATTTCAGCAAGAAACTTTATGAATGGGCCGTTTCAAAAATGAAGGTGAAAGACGAAGCCACGGGCAAAGAGAAAAAGCTGGAGCCGTGGAGCAAAGATGAAGTGGACGATATGCTGAAAGCGAACGGAATTACCATCGAGCACGACAAGGGTTATGACGTTGCTTATGTTGCAAACATGCTGAAAGCGGATTTCTATAAAAAATCATTGGTTGACGAGGCACACTTGTGCAAGCATATAAAATGCTACCTTGATGATATTGATGGCGATCCTTGCAGGGCGTTTGACGAGTTCTTTGCCACCTGTATAGGTAAAGGGATTCCTGTAATCTGGTCGGATGTGATATGATTGTTCAGGAGTTCTACATACCGAAATATGGAGACTGGCACGTCAAAGTGTATTATGCGGTACACACCTATTGGGCGGATCGGATTATTATGGACCTGTACCGTATAGGATGCAGGGGGGATTCCCTCAAGCGTGCGTATCGCAATCTGACCGAAGGCAGAATGAATACCGGTCTAACCTATTCGGACTACAGGAGAAGAGAAACAGTAATGGTTATCTCACTAACCTCTACTCCCGAAGAATTTCAAAATTCGTGGGATCACGAAAAAGGTCATTTGTGCCGGCATATCTCCAAGGCTTTCGGGATTGATCCTTATGGAGAGGAAGCGCAATATCTCAGTGGATATGTCGGTCAAAAGATGTTTCCTGTAGCCAAAAAGTTCTTATGTGAACATTGCAGAAAGGGAATGGAAAAATAATAATCGAACAGAAGCGTTCTTTGACTTGTTGGAATTACCGTTTTTACAAAATAGTCGTGAAATTATATACATAAATCCAATAAAATTATATATCTTAATTATATGATATTATTGGAATAACAAATACTTTATTCTATCTTTGAGCCGAATTTTAAATTATAGATGGAAATGGAACAAGAAAACAACAATGCGATTCTTTCTTTTGAAGACTTTAAAAACCAAAACGGCATCGTTTATTGGTGGGCCTCAGAAGTAATGGTTATGCTTGGATATAATGATATGAAAGCATTTTGTAAAGTTCTTGACCGCGCGACAAAGGCTTTTGTTTCGCTCAACATTCCTCATTATGAAAATATAATAGCTGTGAAACGCAATAATAATGGTGTTGAGTTCCAAGACTTCAAACTTACACGTTTTGCGTGTTATCTTGCTGCTATGAATGGCGATCCAAAGAAGCCAGAAGTAGCATTGGCGCAAGCTTATTTCGCACAGCAAACACGAAAATTTGAATTATACATTGAAAACAATCAGGAAATAGACCGCGTGCTAATACGTGAAGAACTTGCAGATGGAAACAAATCTCTCGCTTCAACAGCAAAAGCCGCAAATGTTACTGATTATGCAAAGTTTCAAAATGCAGGTTATCTGGGTATGTATAATATGGAATCGTGGAAGCTTGAAAAGAAACGTGGCGTTAAAAAAGGAAAGCTATTTGACAGAATGAGCCGTACCGAACTTGCTGCCAATCTATTCCGTGTTACCCAAACCGAAGAGCTTATAAAGAGTAAACAAATATCTGGACAAGCTAATTTAGAACAAACACACTATACTGTTGGAAGACAAGTCCGAAATATAGTAGAACAAAATACTGGGCGCAAACCTGAACAGTTGCCACAAGAAAAAGAATTGCCTATAATTAAAAAAGCTCTTAAAATGACAGCAAAGGAAATGAAAAAGATTGATAAATAATTTTTTCGAATTGTAGTTTTGTTCTGCAATCTAAAGGTGCAAAAAAAGATACCCCCCATACATCTACACTAGTGAGCTACGGTCAACGTAGCCTTTCAATGTATCAAGGGCTATCTTCATGGCGCAAAGATAAAATTAAATATTCAAAAACGCAAAATAAAGTAACTATTTAGCATTAAGCGGTAATCCCCAACGGTTTTACCGCTTTTTTATGTTAACAGAATATGAAAGAAGATAAGTTGAACATATTGCTTGAACATGCTGATGATGTGCCTCACTGGTATTTCTGTCGTTTACTTGCTGTGATGCGATGGAACGTATAGAGAGGTTCATTTATAGACTGATACCCTTTGTCGTGTTGGCAAGGGTGATATCGTTGTGCCTGTAATTCCCGTTTTTTCTACCCCCAAAAAGATTAAAGAAAGACCAAGGATATTTCCCCTAGTTTTATAAGAGTTCGCATTTGAAAGCCCCTAAATCTTTAGTTTAGCGGTAATTCACTCTATAACCAGATAATAAACCTCTCTATCAGCGTCTGAACAAGTGAATGTCGGCTCATCGAAGAAGTTCATGTTTAAATGTGCTTTAATAAATTTATCCTTCCCGTCAGAATCCAACAGCATCAATGTTTTGTCTACTGTTTCAAGTTGTTTCTCTGACATATACGACTTCCAATAGTCAGCACGTGATTCATATCCTTCACAAGGTTGGCTTGAATAATATTCAAGTTCTGATACTATATCACCGACCTTCATTTCTTGCACTTCGTTTTCGTTTCCTGAATATCCGAAATAGAACCAATATATTTTCTTCCCTTTCAGTTTCTTGGCTTTTTCAACTGTTAGAACCTTTGCTTCTCCGTTCTCTATTCTATGTATAAATTCGTTCGTTTTCATAACCTTACTTTTTTATTACTGTGTAAAACGGTGCTTCCATCCCTACTTGGCAATACGCCGTTCCTTTTTCGTCTACCCAAACAGCCTGTCCATAGCTACTGTCAGGGTGATTGGTTGTGGCGGTTACTTCTACTTCTTCACCGTTCACATTGTTTTTCAATATCGCTTTCATCATTAGTGATTTAGTTTATTTATTTTTTAAATCCGTATTCTTTTAAAATATTCATTTCACGTTCTTTCTCATAATATAAAGTATATACTTATCCGTGTCGTGCACAGCTCTTATTTCGTCAAGCAATTCTTCTGCTGTCATGGTTGATGTTATCATAATTAATATGTTTTATAACATTTATAATTTGTTGCTCGTTAATTCAAAAAGTTGCACCTTTGCACCGAACATCAACGATGTTAGTCGCACTTCAGTGCGTGGATTGAAACGACATTAGGAATGTCATTGTGGCTTGTTCACAAATTAGTACTTTCTATACAGTTCACTGTATAGTGAAGAGGCGGAGAAATCCGCCTCTGTTTTTATACTTCTACTTCAGTGATGTGAATTACATTTTCGTCAAATGCGCTGCACCCATAGTAAACCCCTCTTTTTCTGTCTTGGGATGCTTTTCTTTCAGCTTCTTTTCTTGTTATCCTATGACAATCGTAATTCGGGTCATAAGAGTTTCTTTCAAGAAGTTCGTTTAGTAATTCCGTATCATCTTTATCGCCTACGTTCACAAAGAATAGCGTAAATTCGTTGGCGAAATTTCTTGGGTATACAATATAATATTTCTTCATAGTCCTTGCCCGTCATGCCGATAGCTAAGCGTTATGTGTTGCAAAATTATCGTTTATAAATCAGTAATTCGTTTCACAAAGTATGTTTTAAAGCATACTTTGAATATATTCAGTGCGTCTATTAATCTTAGTCCGTAGGGCAGTTAGGCGATTTCGGGTAAAGGGCAGCCCGGTCTTTGTCAAAATACCCCTTGCGTTCAATCGTTCAACTACCTTGTCAATATCTTGCGGAGTATTGCAGCCTTCCAACATGGCGGCTATCATATTGTTCTTTTCATCGTTCATCGCTTCCTTTCTTCTCTTTTCCCCGTTCGCCTTACCGCCTTTTGCCTGACCTGATGTAGTGCCGCCTAAAGAGGTGCATTTGTTTCCAGCTTTGGAAATGAAATAACCGTCTTGCTCGATTCTCTTTTTCTGGACTGCTAAAGCTGCCTTTGTCCTTATCGATATTAACATTGCTTCTCGTTCAGCTAAAGCAAAGAATACAGTGAGCGTAAATTTATCTGTATGCGGAAGGTCGCAAAAATAAATCTTACCTTCTCCCATCTCATTGTATATCTGCAATGCTTCAATCGTATTTCTAAAGCGGTCTGATTTGGCTATAATAAGAATTGCGTCATTCGCTTTAGCAAATTCAATAGCCTTTCTTAGTTCGACACATCCGTTTAAGTCCTTTCCTGTGTACGCTTCGCAAAAGTCTGCTATTAGCTCCCCTTTTTCTGTGTTTACAAAGTGGCTGATTATATCCTGTTGTGCTTCAAGTCCAAGACCTGATTTCTCTTGTTTTTTAGTGCTGACCCTTCGCCAGCTTACAAACTTTTTCATAATTCAAATGTTTTAGTTAGTAATAGTTCCGCCCATGGAACTTGCACCACTTGCAAGGCGTTGAACCTTTGGCGGATAATTCGGTTTAAAAACCGTTATTGCCTGTCATTTCCTTCATGCAACCCACTACGAGCCACACGATAACCATCAAAAAAAACATAGTCCATTCCTCCTTGTTTTAGTTATTAGAAAATTTGATTTGCTGTTTCTCCCAATCGTATGTAAATGTGGCTGCATGGCGTTCACGGTCGTACACAAACACCTGATAACCTATTTGCCCGTAACTGCAAAATAATGGTTGTGTACGTAGCATTATGCCGTTCCATGTCTTACCGTTCAGATACTTTTCCCATGCGAATTTTCCCGCCTCAATGGCGTTTTTTAATCTGTTCATATCTTTATAATTGTTATTGATTCGTTTTTAATATCCTTTTCCCACAATCCCGGCAGCCGTATTACTGCCGGGGCATCATTTGAACGTTGGTCGAAACCTCAACGTGCTCTTATGCTAATTGTGGCAATATATTTTTATTGTATTTTGTCTTTGCACATTCCGATGTTAACCTTGTTCGATTCTTCCAGTTTGCGAATGTCCCAACGTAACAGTATCATATTTCTACGTCTGTATGCACCGCCTTTACTCGCATTGTTATAATACGCTTGTAACTCCCTTTTAAGCATTATGATCGTTTCGCTATTCATATTATTATTATTTATCTGATTCATCACTTTTGTTTATAAATTCGCGTAGCTTATCCCTGTCGGTGCCGGAAATGAATATCACAGCACCGAATAACAAAACCAACAAAACCATATTCAGCTAATTAAATGACCGTCTTTAACCGTCCGTTACCATCCGTAAACCCGTTAAGTGTTTCCGCCTCTCTTTCGGCTTCTTCTTTTGTTTGGAAGAATCCTACCGGGCAATTATCCAAGGTATCTATGACGGAATAATAACCGCATTTAGGCTTGTTTTCCGTTATGTATCGTTTTCCCTTTACTTTCTTCTCGTAGGCTTCAACTGTGTAAGTTGGATTAACTTCTATTTGTTTTTCTATCCGATCAAAAACTATCTTAGAATACTCTATATCAACAAAATTTGTCCATCCGCTTTTACAAAATTCCTTTGCACAATCTTCCAATGTCAGCAAACCGGCTTTATAATCATCATACAGGGTATAATCAAGCGTTTTTAGATTGTCCCATATTGAAGACTTTTCTAGCGTTTTGGGTTGTTCCGTTCCTTCTGCTAGTTCCGGGATATATATTTCTTCAGGGAGTGCCGGCAGTTCTGTAGGCGCTATCAATTCTTTCACCTTGTCCGCTTGCTTCTTGCTAAATATCCATCCGGCACGCTTTTCACCATTGTAATTTAAAGACGAGTTAAAGCGTCCGCCCAGTTCCTTTAACTGATCTTTGACGGCTTTTGTATCGCCAAACACCGCGATAGCCTTTTCGGAGTAGTCCACGATTTCCAGGCCTTCAACCGTCACGGCTTCCTCAACCTTTTCAGGCTTAACGCTGCTTTTCTTCGCTTTCGGCTCTATAGCCTTATATTCGTCGCTAATTTTGATTTTCAAATAAAAATTAGTATCGTAATAATCTTGCATACCGTCGCTATCATCGTAACGGAAAGAACTTGCATACGTTGTAACAGCGTCCAACACTTTAAACACTTCCGGCGTTAACTCGTTTTTGAACGGCTTAACACTGCTGCATGTGGACATATAACCACGTTCCGCGCTTCTTGATCCTTCAACGAAAGGAACACAAGGGCCGGATTTTAATTCGATATACATTGAATCAGTGTACATGCTCCATTCAGAACGAACCGAGAATTTAAACTCCGGGAAATTCTTCTTAGCATAAGATCTAACCTTTGCGGATATTTCTTTAGTACTTAATTTGCTGTCATAATTTGAGCCAGCCCAACCGTTTTGTGTGTAGAAATTCATTGCTTTCATATCTTTTTCTCCTTATATTATTCTTTAGTCCACTCTTTTTTTACAAATCCCTTGAAAGAACCGAACACCTTTTTGAAATTAGTGATAGCTTCTTTCTTCGTCTTGCCGTAATAGCAATAACGCGATCCATTGTAGAACTCTACTGTTAACTTATATTCTTTCATACTGTTATATTTAAATTGTTAATAATTCAAACTTACAGCGTGATTAATAGCCTACTAATACCAATACAGCCTATACACTCAATAGCTGTATGTTATCGTAATATCAGCAAACCAAAAAAATAAATGGAAGAATATTTGCAAGAATCAGAATAGAAAAGTACCTTTGCTCCGTGTGATGGAAGCAAGATACCTTAGTATTTTGATCCTTTGAGAGCCTTAATACTGGAATATTAAGGCTCTCTTTTTATTCCATCATTTAATAACACGCTTTTGGATGTAAACGCATATGCTTCGCTTTACGCTTGTCCTTGTAAAAGGAATCGGATATCTTGTGTTATCACTATGTGATATCCTTTCCTTTTCACAACACAAAGGTGCAAAAAAATTACCATTCTACCAAATATTTACCTGCTAAATTTGCAAACAAACATAAAAATATCACATGTTAAATAACATACAATTAGAAGCCTAATCAGTGCAATATTAAGCCCTTTTGCTTTCATCTTCACAATGTATCGCCTACACCTATCTTTGCCCTATATTGCCTTTATTAAAGCCGTATACAACGAATCAAACGAGCGTTGCAATATGTTGCAGGTATACCCCACCCCCCTATGCCAATGCATCCGTAAACATCCGCCCTCTCCCGATTTTTTTTATTTTTTTTCTGAATTTTCACGCCTTTATAATGTTGCATTTTTTACATACACAACTTAATTTATTATGTAAAATAATATTATTTATCATTATATCGATATTCATGTTTTACGTTGATGCTTCCCTATTCAGATTGCTTTTATTCCCCTTTGATTATTTAAATAAACAAAGGGAGTGAGGTGTTCGCTGTGCTCACTCTTTCTTTATGTTACTTTCTTTCTATGGGTCTTGGATTAGACATTTTTCCTTTATTTATATAGGGTATGTCTAATATGCAATGCAAAGTATATTTCAAGTACTCTTTTACTTTTAAGATTAAAAACTTAATATTGAAACGGATTTAAATATATCATAGTGATAAATATTAAAGTAAAGCTTTAATATATGAATTTAATTAATTATATTTGCGTGTATTATAATATTCATAATATGAATGACTATAAGTTTTATATGATGCGTTACGGTGAGCTTGGTGCCGTTTGGAAAGACTTGGAAATAGATTTTCCCGGTTTGAGGTATAAAGAATGTACGGGCCTTAATTCTTATGGAGAGCCTACAAATATGTATGCAGAGGATTTTGCCGAGACAAGTAAGGCGGAGGTGTATGTTTCCAGCACACCGGCATACAAGCAGACAACTATAAAACTGACATTGATATTCTTGGAGGATGACACCAAGGATGATAAGTCTTACCGTGACTTTATGGCTTTCATTACTGGCTCCAAGATTGCCTACCGTGATACAGCGAGGAAGAGAAAGGTTCTGATGTACCTTTCAGGAGCCACAGAGCCTAAAAGCGACACCCTTTACGGACAGAAATACAAGGAAGTGACGTTTACGTTCAAGAACGTTTACGGACATTCCTTCGGATATGACGAACAATTTCCTAACGAATAAAATTAAATTCTATATTGCTATGTTTTTAGAAACAGAGACCTTATCAGAAGCATTGTCTTTCGCCAAGCTGAAAGACTTGCCAAAGAAGTTCAATCCCGAACTGGGGCTTACTTGGATATTGGCTATCGCTCTTATCAAAAAGAAGAACCTCATGAATGCCTACGCCATTGTGGAGCAGAGGGCAGACGGACTTATCCAGTACAAGAAGACATTCGGACGGCTTTCTCCTATTGATGGGCTTATTTCCATCCATCCGTATATGTACGTGGATGAAGAGGCGTTGGGAATGGCCATGAAAGCAAACAGACGAACTATCGCCATGCACTATACTGGCTATGCGGATGAAATCATTGACTCGGACGATGAGAAGTTCAAGGCGTACCAGTTGCAGTACGCAATGGATATGCAGAAGCTGAACATGAACCAAGAGAAACCTAGATTCGGGAAGTCTGTTGTGGAAGAAGCGGAGGAAGCGGTTAATCCTGTTATTGAGGAAGAACTAAAAGATAACGAAGCCATTGCCACCGTTGAGGACGAAGGAGAGTGTGTTATTGAGGTAGAGGACGCTAAGGAAGCGTTCAAGCAGAGAAGAGGTAGGAACGCGAGAAAGGAGGAATAATCACGGAAGATTTAATTAAGGCGTTGCAGATATTCTTAAAGTACGGTAATAAAAATTACCCTACATTTTGCGAGTATGATATTCTTTATGTTGATGTTGACCCGAGCGTTGTTTCTGATGAGGACAAGAAAGTCCTTGATGAACTTGGCTTTTTCGTTAATGATGAAAATGATTGTTTTGCTTCGTTCAAATACGGAAGTATGTAATCATAAATGAATAATAAATATGACAGATAAGAAACACCAAATACACGAGTTTAGCCCAACAATATACCCATTTAGATTGTGGGTAAGCGTAAATCCGTCATTTGAAGATGTAAAAGATAAGTTTTGGCTGCTAAACAAAAAGAATGAACGAATAGATTTTGATGCCGAAGAATCGTGGAACAGCACGACTACAGTTGCATCTTGCTACCCTGTAAGCGACAAGGAAAGCGGTTGGATAGGTATCTTTTGCGGGATATTCAGGAAAGACAGATTGTCTGTCGGAACGACTGCCCACGAAGCAAGCCATATTACTGACTTTATATCCGATTCGTTTGGATTGAGTGGTTTTAATTTTGATGATGGCGAAGCGAGGGCGTATCTTATCGAATGGGCTGCAAATTGCATTTGGAATGTGAAAAGTGGTAAGTTTAAGGATTTAAAAGAAGAATAACTATGGCAAAGAAGAAAGAAACCAAAGGCTTTGAGTTTATCATAGAAGAAAAAGATGTGCTGGAGAGAGAAAACTTCGGCTCGTTTGAGATTGTAATCACGAAAGGATATGCCTGTTTTAAGAACTACACAGGATTCAGAGTGTTCACTACCCCGTACGCAGTAGGATTGGACGGTGTGGCGCATGAAACATCGCTGTATGCTTGGCTGAAGTATATGGTGGAGTTCAAGAAGTCCATCAAAGGCAAGGAGAATGAAATGTTCGGGGGAACTACTTCCACCAACAAGGAGTTCTTGAACGGTATGAAGGTGCTTACCGAAGCGAACCTTATCAAGCCTATGGCTGTGTTCACAGATATTAATGAAGCGCAGAAAGAAGCCGAAAATTATATGAAGTGGATGGAAGGTCAGATGAAAGATTTGAATAAAGCAATGAACACTACGCCACCTGAAGAAGATTTGAAGGCGAATGCTGAATTTGAGCAGAAGGTTATCATGGCAGAAGAGGCTAAGGAGGTATTCGATGGAAGTGTTGAAACCGAGAAAGGACAGGTATAACCCGGACAATGTATATCACATCTACATAAAGATGGAACGGCATCCCGGTGTGAAATGGGTGTCATTCAAGGACAAGCAGACCGGAGAAGTGACAAAGGGGCTTTTTATTCCCGATGTAGAAACAGGATGCATTAAGGTGAGAAACGGTAATATGTTTCTTAGCTTTAAGGCGATACCCGTAAAAGGATGCACCAATACCCATGTGATAATACCGAATGTTTCAAAAGGTGTAGATTGTAATATGGGTAAATGTGGGAAAAAGGAAGTGGATTTTAGAAAGGCTACTATTGGCAATATGTATGTTATGGGTGAAATTCTTAATGAAGACCAAAAGAAAATAATAGAAAAGTATGTCAGAAGGAGAAAATTGCTTAAAATCGGACGTTATAAGAAAGGTTGAGCGTATTGTGTGCGATTGCGTAAACAAAGCATTCTGCAAGGATAAATATTCGCCCATATCTCCATTGTCTTTATACGAAGGGAAGACAAATATACCGTTCGTAAAAAGGATGGCAAGACCTGCCGTGTTTGTGGTTGCGCATGACCGATTTGGGGTATCGTACAGCGCGTTAGAAAAGCATTCTCATATTCATGCACGTAACATTATACGATCTGTAAAGACTTATAAGAGCATTCCTGATTCAGACAATGCCGTAATGATGATAAAAGAACTTATAGAAGTTGAACTAAAAAAATTCCCAATTTTATGAGTGATTTGCTTGCTTTTAAACGTAATGCCATCATGCTCGGTCTTTGCGGTGCTTACAAAACTAAGTGGAATTCCGCTACAAGTAAGGAAGCGTTAATGAATATAGCTTTGGATTCAAACGGTGTGGAGCTGTTGGCAGATGCCCATAGCTTTGGATTCGGTATGGATATTCAGTATATGAAACAAACGTTTTCTGACTATATTAATGGTAAATGGAAGCGGAACAAGGACGGATATACTTCGTGCCTGTACGTGGACTTTAATGGGCAAATAGAGCAGGATTCCACGCTTACTACGGTGCTTGCTTCAAAGGTTGAGTTCCATGTTCCGAAAGGGAGCGTTTGCAAGCTGTATGTGGGTGCAGAATCTACTGTTAACATTACCGGAGAAGGTATCTGCTATGTGTACTCATACGGTCACAATGAAGTGACCGGCAGGTTTAAGTCAATGAATTGTATACCTAAGTCCGAATGGGCTAAATAAGTAAATAGTATGAAAGTACCAATAGATAATATGACTTTCGCTGAAAGTGAATACCACAGAGACAATAAGATATGGAATGCTCAAACACTTTATAATTTCGCGAAAGCAAAGGAATACCCTATACGTGATATGCCATTGTGGAATATAGACCTGACTGTTGAACCGTTTGAGTGCAGCCAGCTTCATAGTTTCATCTTTCAATGCAAACGTGTTCTTGATTGTTCTTTAGACTATCCTATTATACTGGATGAAGTAGGACAAATAGCAGACGGATACCATAGATTATGCAAAGCTATCTTGGAAGGTAGAAAAACGATTAAGGCTATCAGGCTGCTGGAAATGCCGGCACCTGATAGAATTGAAAATTAATATTTTATGACCGAAGAAAAACAAATACAAGATAGTATAGAACTACTTGAACAAAATGCTTTGCCAATTCCTGATGATGGCGATATGGTTGAACAAATACCATTGTTCAGTTCGTCCGATATGCAGTCAGTCATTGAGGATGGGAAGAAAAAACCGCCTATCCATAGGTTGTGGGGTGATTTTTGGTGGGAGAACGAGCTTGTTTTCTTGTTCGCTGACAGTGGTATTGGTAAGTCTATTCTTGCCACACAGATAGCCTACGAGATTGCTAAAGGGAAGAGCGAATGTACAGAAGTGGAGATGCCACCGCAAGCCGTGTTGTACTTCGATTTTGAGCTTTCGGACAGGCAGCTTGCAAGACGGTATAAAAATGCCAAGTTCCCTAAAAATCTTGTCAGATGCACCATATCTGATAACGTGGATAGCGAAGAGTTCAGCATGAACGTAATTGAAGGGATAAAGGATAAATTGCTTGACACGAAAGCAAAGATTATGATACTAGACAATCTTTCATATCTATCCACCCAGACAGCGGAAGCAGAGTATGCCGGAGTTATTATGGACGGTCTCACTAGATTGAAGCGTGAGCTAAAAATCAGTATCATGGTGATAGCGCATACGCCTAAGATTGAGGAATGGAAGCCCTTGTCTAAAACCAATATGGCAGGAAGTAAGATATTGTCTAACTTTGCAGACGGGGTATTTGCCATAGGACGTACAAGGAATGGAGGACGTTATCTAAAACTACTAAAAACTCGCATGGTGAGTGAACCGGATGAGAAGTCGCTCCTGCCCTACTTCAATATTATTTCGGAGCCTTACCTTCATTTTGAAAAAGTTGGTGATGAAACGGAAAAGAAATTACTTATGGGAAAACCTGCAAAAGATTTTTTCACTTCTATTTGGGATAGAGATACGACATCCCCTATTCCTCTGAATGAGCTGGTCAAACTAATTATATCTAAGGATAATTCTAAGAATACTATAAAGGCTAAAGACGGAAATGCTCGAAAACGTATTGACCGTGCTATAAAATACGGCTCTTTAAGGAAAGATGAGTTAAAGAATGTTTTTCTGAAAACAGAAGATTGATTGTCAATTATCCACAAATCATTTAGTAGTGAACTACCGCAAAACTAAAGAATTAGCGGTAGTTCACGTTTCTAGTTCATTTCTTTTTAAGTATTTCAATACATTCCTTTACTCCATCATCGAAACCTTGTTTATACCCTTTGGTATATTCCCCTGTGGTATATACTGCCATTGACAGAAAAAATAGAAGGATACCTATAGGCTTATACCAACCGGGCAACGAGATGGAAAACGGTTTAAATGTAATTGTGAGATCGCCAACCCATAATAGGGCGATAATACATATGATTGTAAATATAATTATTTTCATCGCTTATCATGTTTTTTAAAATGTTCGTCAAGAATAAGTTTGGATAGCTTGTACACCAATACAATCATACATGCTATCATTACAAATACTAAGACAATTCTAACTAACAAGAACTGATCAATAGCCCAAAGTAGAGAAAAATATACGGGTAAAGACAGTGCAGCTATAATGCCGGATATTATTTTATTCTTCATAATTATTCTAATTATTAACATTGTTATTAAAATAGTTAATTGTTTTCATTGTTATTACAATACAAACTATATTTGCACCGCATTAAGTTCGGAGAATTAACACCTCCAATCCAGCGAACTGTCATTCGCTATCTTCCGTCCGTTCTCCAAAGAGAAAAGACTTAAAGCCCATTGTCCTGCAAACTTTGGGCTTTTTTCTGCTATGCTTGACAGGGTGTAGCAGATAATTAGCTTGCTTACTTGCAGATAAGCAGGCAAAACGGAAAGGAGGTGTTAATTTGAAGAACTTAATGCAAGATGAAAGCGGCAAAACTCGTGTTTTCTGTCGATATATCGTAAAGAACGGCAAACGTATTTATCCTAAACATGGAAAATACTTTTCTTTCTTGGTAGATGACAAGAAAATTGCGTAATGCTTCCTTTCAAGGGATGTTGCAGGCATCCCTTTCTCTTTTTAAAACCTGCCATTCCTATCTACCATTCTCTTTTCAGCATCAGTGGCTTGTCTTTTGGGAAATTTCCCATGCCACTTCCCCGGTATCATACGCGGATTTTCCCCTTTACTGTCAAATATCAATCTTCCACACTCCGAGCACAACGGTTTTCCTTCAAACTCCTTTATGCTTGCATCATACTCTATGGGAAAGATTTGATGTGCAACAGGCCAATAATCCGATGTGGCTGTATTCTCAACACAACCACATTTGCTACAAATAAACAGCATAATCAATATCTTTTTCCATTAAACATAGGTCTTAGTTCATTGTATCTCATCTTCTGTTCAATAAACCACTCAATATCTATACAGTTGAAGCGACAATAGACAAATATTTGCTCTATAACGTTGTATATCCTTATGTCCAACGGAGAACATTCATCTAACAACTCTTGACATAAGAAATAGGCAAATTCGGGAATAGGCTCTTTGAAATCCTCTTCATCCCATCCCGGTGCATCTATACTATCCAATGTAGGAAGATAAATTTGTTTCAGTCCGACAAGATCAAGGCAACGAATCACAGTGTCACTTAATTCATCTTCGTATGAATCTTTGATATATTTTTCAAAACAGAACTTGAAATTGACATCATCGTGCGGTTCTTCATCCTCATAAGAAGAATTGAAAGATTCCCTGTCGGCACGTTTCCCTTTTCGGTCCGCTTCCACAGCTTCCATAAGTTCGGAAATAACAAGGCAAAGGCAGTGTTCTTCACTCAGTCTTTTATCGTGGAAACCATGCTCACAAGCTGTCTTATAAGCTATATTCCGTAGTTCGTTCAAATTAATATTTTCCATAATCATATAAGTTTTAATGCTTCCTGTAAACCTGCTTCAAGTGCTTCCTCGTAGGTATTATAACGGATAATAGGCCTGTCAGACAATCCTATCAAGTCATGTCTCGGAATTGTCAGTATATCA